CGATGAATTTTGCGCAGGTGTGCAGATACTACTTAAACGTATGGAGTCTAACCCTGATGAGTTTATAAACCCCAACGAGTACAAATGGCAAAAAGTAGTGGCGGGGGTATTTGCACGTAAAGAAGGGATTAGCAACGAGGGAGTAGGGGCTGTGCGCGGTCTTACAGATGCGGAGGTAGACGCATTACATGCAGGGTTTACAAAATTAGCTCGACCTGCGTTTGATGAGTATGTGATGAAGGCTATATTTGATGACTCAGAAGCACGAGGCAACGACAGCATAAGCGCAGAGCAAGCGTGGCAAATGTCGCGGGGTAGGAAAGCGCAGAGTTGGACTGACCCACGTATGGCGCAGGGTAGTGGGCAGGTGCAGGTTAAACCCGAGTCGGTTATGAGCAAACTTAAAAGAGAGCTTGGCCTGTGAAAATAATTGCGTTGGATTTTGAAACGTACTACGACAAAGAGTTTAGCCTTAGCAAGCTAACCACAGAGGAGTACATACGACACGACAACTTTGAAGTTATAGGCGTAGGTATAAAGGAGGATGGTAAAGATGCCCACTGGTTTTCAGGTACACATGACAAGATCAAAGCGTACCTCGATTCTCTTAACCTGCAAGACCACCTTGTGCTTGCTCACAATGCTATGTTTGACGCCGCTATTCTTAATTGGCGCTTTGATATTAAGCCTAGGGGTTGGCTTGACACTCTTAGCATGGCACGGGCTGTACACACTATTGAAGTCGGAGGGAGTCTCGCCGCTTTGGCACAGTACTATGAACTCGGAGCGAAAGGAACCGAAGTTGTTTTGGCCCTTGGCAAGCGACGCACCGACTTCACAGCAGCAGACCTCGCAGCCTACGGAGAGTACTGTAAAAACGACTGCGCCTTAACGCTAGATTTGTTCAAAATACTGAACACTTTTTTCCCCGACAAGTCAGAGCTTAAACTTATTGACTTGACAATACGTATGTTTTCAGAACCTGTGTTGGAGTTGGATACCAACATACTGCTAGACCACATACACAGGGTACAGATTAACAAGCAGAAACTACTAGACGCTGTGACTATGGTGGACAAAGAGCAGTTGATGTCTAACGATAAGTTTGCGGGGGCGTTACGTGCGCTTAATATTGAACCCCCCACGAAGATAAGCGCAGTTACGGGTAAGGACGCATACGCATTCGCCAAGAGTGACGAGGGGTTTAAAGAGTTACTAGAACACGAGGATGTCCGAGTCCAAGTACTTGCCGCTGCTAGGCTAGGTGTTAAGTCTACGTTGGAAGAGACGCGCACCCAACGCTTCATTGAGATTAGCGGAAGAGGAGCCATGCCAGTCCCCCTGCGCTATTACGCCGCTCACACAGGGCGATGGGGTGGTGATGACAAAGTTAACCTGCAAAACCTTCCCCGCTCGTCTCGCATTAAGAACGCAATCGTTGCACCACAGAACTACATGATGATTGACTCAGACTCATCGCAGATCGAAGCGCGGACTCTGGCGTGGCTAGCGGGGCAGGATGACCTAGTGGAGGCGTTCGACAATGGCGAGGATGTGTACAAGAAGATGGCGGCTGCCATTTATTCCAAAGCGGAGAATGACGTTACTAAAGAAGAGAGGTTCGTTGGTAAGACTACGATTCTTGGGGCGGGCTATGGGATGGGTGCTGCGAAGTTTGGAGCGCAACTTAAGACGTTCGGGGTTCAGACTGAGGAGAAAGAATGTCAAAGGATTATCCATGTTTATCGGGAGACGTATCCGGCGATACCTAAGTTCTGGAAGGCAGCAGGTAAGGCGTTAGAGCATATACGAGACAACCAACAAAGCACACTAGGCCGCGATGGGATACTAGTAGTCGAGGGTAGCAAAGGTATTAAGTTACCAAATGGGTTGTATATTAAGTATCCGAACGTAAGAATCATACAAAAGGATGACGGCTCAGCAGAAATGGTATACGATACAAAGAGGGGGAAAGCAATCATACCGAATAGGATATATGGCGGTAAGGTAACGGAGAATGTTTGCCAAGCCTTAGCGCGTATCGTAATCGGTGAGCAGATGCTGATGATCGCCAAGAAATACAAGGTGGTTATGACGGTGCATGATGCTGTTGCTTGCGTAGTCCCATTCGATCAAGTTGAGTCCGCTATGGAGTACGTGCAGTTGTGTATGCGCATCCGACCTAGTTGGGCACAAGAGCTACCGTTGAACTGCGAAGCAGGATATGGCAAAAGTTATGGAGAGTGTTAGAGTGCTAATTGAAACCATTACGTACAAACATGTATTCGATTGGATACAAAATACATGGGCTAAGTCATTGGCTGCGGTGATTATGTTCTGTGTTGGTATTGCTATTGGGCAGGTACAGACTGAGAGTCGCGTTGTCGGGGATTGCAAGTACGCCGGTGCGTTTCGTGTAGCTCATGAAGCGTTTGTTTGTCAGAGAAGAATATGATACCTGCATGGTCGTACAGCAGCATCAAAACATTCGAGCAATGCCCGAAGAAGTACTACCATTTGAAAATAGCGAAGGATGTTAAGGATGCGGACTCGACGGCTACGATTTACGGCAAAGAACTTCACAAGGCTGCGGAAGACTTTATCAAGGAAGGCACTCCAATTCCGGCGAGGTTTGCTTTTCTCCAACCTGTTCTGGATTCTCTCGTCAGAATTGAAGGACAGAAGCATTGCGAAATCAAGATGGGAATTGCGAAGAGAGACGGCAAATTCGCGCCGTGCGATTTCTTTGCTAAGGATGTATGGTGGCGGGGGATTGCAGACTTACTTATCATCAACGAAGCAAAACAACAAGCCTACTTAGTTGACTACAAGACGAGCAAGAACGCCAAGTATGCAGACACTAAGCAGCTTGACTTGTTAGCAGGTGCGGTGTTCACGCACTATCCTAAGGTGATGGAGATCAAGTCTGCGTTGTTGTTTGTAGTTAGCAACGAGATAGTAAAGAAAGACCACGAACATATCATGCGTTCCTCATACATGAACGTAATGGAGCCTGAACTTGCTAGGTTAGCTATGGCTACGACAGCTAATGTATGGAACCCAATAGCAGGGCCGCTATGTAAATTCTGTCCTGTAACAACATGTACACATAACCGAAAGGGTTAGTCATGCCGTATGTAAACAAGCCTAGGCCGTACAAGAAAGAATACGAGCAGCAAGTAGATAGAGGTGAGCATGGGGCTAGGATGGAACGCCAACGTGCGCGTAACGAGATGGACAAGAAAGGCGTAGATCGTAAAGGTAAGGACATAGACCACACGATACCGCTGAGCAAAGGTGGTACTAACGCACCGAGTAACTTGAAGTTAAAGAAGCCTAGTGAGAACCGTTCGTTCAGTCGTAACGCAGACCATACTGTTAAGAAGAACAAACCTAAAAAATAATGCAAGTACTAAACGACAAGGTAATAGTGATACGAACTAGACGACCGCATCTAGTCATCGAGAAGATCAAGAAGAGCAAGATCATCGGGTGGCTACCAGATGGGCTGCATGACGTCGCTGTTTTCTTTGGGCTTAAGGAAGCGCAAGAGCTTACCAACCTAAAGATTAAGAACGTACCAAGCACCATCACAAGAGACTACAACTGGCCCGGCCTGTACAAGCCGTTTAACCATCAGAAAGAAACAGCATCGTTTTTGACGTTGCGCAAGAAAGCATTCTGTTTCAACGAGCAAGGTACAGGTAAGACAGCAGCAGTTATTTGGGCGGCTGACTACTTGATAAAGCTAGGTCTAATTCGTCGAGTGCTTATCATTTGCCCCTTGTCTATTATGAAGTCAGCATGGCAAGCAGACCTGTTTAAGTTTGCTGTGCATAGAACAGTAGACATAGCGTATGGTAGAAAAGAGCAACGCGCTAAAGTCATAGAGGGTGATGCTGAGTTTGTCATCATTAACTTTGATGGTGTAGATATTGTTAAGGAAGAGATTGCTAAAGCTGGGTTTGATTTAATCGTCACCGACGAAGCATCAGCATACAAGAACATTCAGACTAACCGTTGGAAAGCATTGAAGACGTTGATTACACCAGACACATGGTTGTGGATGTTGACTGGTACACCCGCTGCGCAGTCTCCTGTTGATGCGTATGGTCTAGCTAAGTTAATCAACCCTGACGGTATACCTAAGTTCTATGGGCAGTTCCGTGACAAGGTAATGGAAAAGGTTGGGCAGTTCCGTTGGATACCTCGCAAAGACTCTGAGGTCATTGTACATAATGCACTACAGCCAGCGATACGGTTTGAAAAGGCGCAGTGTCTTGACCTACCAGATGTAACGTACGTAGAACGCGATGCACCTTTAACGCCCCAACAAAAAAAGTATTACGAGATACTCAAGCAGCAAATGATTATGTCCGCAGACGGTGAAGAAGTTACGTCTGTTAACGCAGCAGTAAAGTTAAATAAGTTGTTGCAGATATCAGGCGGTGCGGTTTATTCTGATGAAAAAGCAGTTATTGAATTTGATGTATCAAACCGTCTGAACGTAGTACAAGAAGTCATAGAAGAGGCTAGCCATAAGGTTCTAGTGTTTGTACCGTTCACTCACACGATAGCTTTATTAAAAGAGCATCTGACTAAGTCTGGTATTACCTGTGAAGTTATTAGCGGACAAGTAACAGTTAACAAAAGGCATGACATTATTAGTAGGTTTCAATCCGACCAAATTACTAAGGTATTGATAATTCAGCCACAAGCAGCATCACATGGACTAACACTAACCGCCGCAAATGTAGTAATCTGGTACGCACCTGTCACTAGTGTAGAAACCTATCTTCAGGCTAATGCACGAATTGACAGACCCGGACAAAAGAACCCGATGACTGTTGTACATATAAAAGGTAGTGAAGTCGAAAGACGAATGTACGCCATGCTTAGGGGTAACATAACAAACCACAATAAAATAATTGAGTTGTACAAGCAAGAAATAGAATCAAAATAGCCCAGCCGGAGGTGGCGCATATAACACCGGCAGCGGGGGCTAGGCCTTTGACTAGATTTCCTTTCACCTAGTGACCCCGCACTTTTATTAACCGAAGGAGCTAAGCATGAAAAAATTATTACTACTCGCCCCTGTAGTACTCGCAGGGTGTGCGTTGGGCGACGCATACAACCCACCAAACTCTACGCTCGTTGTCGATAAAGAAGTACAAGGCATGAGTCGTAACGAAGTCATTCTTGCTATTAACGAGTGCGAAGTTAACCGTACCCGTGCAGTAGTCATCATGGCTAAACGCAAAATCTCTGGACGCACGACAGACATAGTTACTGACGTCACATGCGCACCTAAGTACCAATACTAAGGAGCTGTCATGGACGATGTTTCTACTAGTAAGCTATCGTCTATCTACTTAAAGATACGCGATGCAAGGTCGGAGTTGAAAGCGAAGTACGATGAAGAAGATAAGCAGTTAGAAGAGCAGATGGATGTAATTGAAGCTAAGTTGTTGGATATATGTAGAGCAACAGACGCCGATAGTATCAAGACCCAAGCAGGTACAGTAATGCGTAGAGTAGCAGTTCGTTATTGGACTAACGATTGGGATTCGATGTATGACTTTATTAAAGAGAATGATGCACTTGGTTTGTTTGAGAAGCGTATTAGTCAAACGAATATGAGGCAGTTTCTTGAAGAGAACCCCGACAAATTCCCTAAGGGTATGCTGTTGGATAGCCAGTACAAAATCACCGTAAGGAGAAGCAACAAATGAACAACGAAGTTTCTATTTTCAAGAACCGTGACGTAGCGGTTTCAGGTAAGAAAACCCCCAGTGCGTTAACTCAATCGTTGATGAAGGGCGGCGCTAAGTTAAAGCGTATCTCCCCACGTAACGGTATGTTCGTACGTATAGTCAATGGCGATACAGCAGGTAAGTTCAAAGCGCCGTTGCGAGTGGTACTAGTTGGTGTTGCGCCTAATGTGCAGCGTACGTTCTACGCCAAAGCATACGACCCTAACGCCGAAGCCACCGCGCCTGATTGCTGGACTAATGACGGCAACAAGCCTGACGCTAGCATTAAGAACCCACAAGGCAAGACATGCGAGACCTGCCCACAAAACATCAAGGGTTCAGGCCAAGCAGACTCTCGTGCTTGTAGGTTTAAACGCCGTGTAGCAGTTATCCTGCCAGAAGAAGTAGGCGGTAATAATCACGGCGATATCTATCAACTAGAGCTTGCATCGAAATCAATCTTTGGTAAGGGTAGTGGACAGACACTTCCGTTTAATGCTTACCTTGATTACGTCATCGCTAACGGCGAGAACATTGATGGTGTGGTAACTGAGATTGACTTTGACGAGAACAATAGCAATCAGTCTGTGTTGTTCCGCGCAGTTGATTTTGTGGTTAGTCACCCTGACCTGCAAGATGCGGTTAATGAAGCAGTTGAGTCGCCTGAGATACAAAAAGCTATTCTGTTAAACGTAGCTGTAGTAGACAAGGGTGGTGACAGCAACGAGGAGTTTGAACAGAAGCCTAAGAAAGCTAAGGTAGTTAAACAGGTAGAGGAGGAGGAAGAGGAAGTAGCTGAGCCAGTAAAACGCGCAGTGAAAAAACCAACGCCCCCAGCACCAGAAACAAAGAGCCTAGCGGATGTAGTTAGTGCATGGAGTGACGACTAAGTTTCTCGCGCCGCACCCTGCGGCTTTCGGGGAGGAGAAATCCTCCCCCTTTTTTTCTTTAAAGATTACACATGGCTGACTTCGACCTTTTGGATGCCGTACTTGCCCCCGAGGGTTGGTACGCAGTAGTAGGCATCAAGAATAAGAAGACGAAACAGCACCTTGTAGAGACTAGAGAAGAGGTAGATGCGCTAGTACAACAGATGCTCGAAGAAGAGCGCGACGTGTACTTTGGCTGCGCCAAGTACGAAACAGGAGATAACCGCACAGGTGACAATGCAAAGTACTTCAAAGCATTGTGGGTGGATATTGACTGCGGAGAGGATAAGGCTGCATCCGGTGAAGGCTACATAAACCAAGCCACTGGGCTACAAGAACTGCAACGCTTCTGTAAGACAATCGGGCTACCCAAGCCTATATTAATTAACTCAGGTCGTGGCATACACGCCTACTGGGCGCTCACTGAGGTTATCGGCAAAGACCGCTGGCAACCAATGATGAACCGTCTAGCTGAACTTTGTCAGATACATGGTCTACTTTCTGACAAGAAGTGCTTTGAACCCGCACGAATACTGCGCGTACCGAACACACTTAACTTTAAAGACACGCCACCGTCTCCTGTTACTGTAATAGCTGTAGGTGGTAACGTAAGTGAGCCTGCTGAGCTACGTGTAACGCTAGGCGTAAGCGATAAGAAGTTCGCCCCAAAAAGGCAAGTACAACGCAGTGCCCTGACTCTATCCCTGATGGGCAACCGCATCTCGCGCTTCAAAACCATAATGTTGAAGTCAGCGCAGGGCGAAGGATGTAAGCAGTTAGTCCATTGCTATCAAAATCAGGACTCGATTAGTTATAACCTATGGCGC